CGAAGCAAATAGACTAGCTGGTTGGAATTTTGATTGGGAAAGAAGTGAGTCGTGTCAGTTTACAAAATATAAACACAATCAATATTATGATTGGCACTGCGATAGTTGGGATAAACCTTATGATAAACCTAACAATCCAGAGCACGGAAGAATTCGAAAACTATCTATGACTTGTCAGTTAACAGATGGTTCAGAATACACAGGTGGTGAATTAGAATTTGATTTTAGAAACTACGATCCACATATGAGAGATGAAAGTCAACATTTGAGAAAAGCAAAAGAGATTTTACCTAAAGGTTCTATTATTGTTTTTCCTTCATTTGTTTGGCATAGAGTTAAACCCGTGACATCAGGCACAAGATATAGTCTTGTTGTTTGGCATTTAGGAAGGCCTTTTAAATAAAATGAATTTCATTTATAAAATACCAAAAGCTTATTCAAAAAAATCTTGTAACAAATTAATACAATATTTTGAAGATAATACACATTTAGCAGCTCCAGGAGGTGCAGGAGAAAAAAATATAAACAACTTAGAAATTTGTATAGAAGTAAATGAACCAGATGATTTTTTTGATTTAGGTAAAACACTATATAGAAGTATAGACAATTTTAAAAAAGAATATAATTATATAAATAAATATATTCGTAAATGGAAACTTAATAAATTTATGCAACTTATGAAATATAAACCTGATAATTATTATAATATTATTCATTGTGAAAATGATGGTCACGAAAATAATTTAAAAAGAGTTTTTGCTTTTATGATTTTTTTAAATGACATCAAAGAAGGTGGAGGTACAAAATTTCTATTTCAAAAATTTACTGCTAAACCTGTGGCAGGAGATTTTTATATTTGGCCAGCTTATTGGACACATTTACATCAAGGTATCAATGCACCAAATGAAAATAAATATATAGTTACAGGTTGGGTGGAGTATATATAAATGTTTATAAATAATTATTTTAGTACACCTGTCTGGTCAGAACAAAAACCAGAATTTGTTAAGTCTTTAAATAAGGCAAGTAACAAATATATTAAAGAAGCAAGAAACAGAAACAAAGCACACATTAAAAAACATGGTGACTTCGGACTGTCTCACCACTCAACACCTTTGACAATTGATAATGATTTTTTAGATTTTAGAAATTACATTGGTCAAAAGTCTTGGGAGTTTTTAGATCACATGGGTTATGACATGCAACAGTATACAACTATGTTTTCTGAATTATGGGTACAAGAGTTTGCTAAAAAAGGTGGTGGCCACCACTCTGCACACATACATTGGAATCAACATGTATCAGGTTTTTATTTTTTAAAATGTTCAGATAAAACTTCTTATCCAATATTTCATGAACCTAAAACAGGCGCACGAGCTACAAAATTAAAAATGAAACCAAATATTAAAGGTGTTTGGAATGGTAGTGAGCTTATACATTTTAAACCTAAACCTGGTACATTGATTATATTTCCTGGATATTTAGAACACGAATATGCTGTAGATTATGGTTGCGAGCCATTTAGATTTATTCATTGGAATATACAAGCCGTACCAAAAGAAATGGCCAAGGATGCTTAAAGAATACAAATTACCATTAAGTTCTTTTATTGGTGGTTGGTTTATAAATAAAAAAACTTGTGATGGTATAATTAAATATTTCAATAAAAATGAAGAAATGAGAACTCCGGGTAAAATTGGAAATAATCATGTATGGTTAGTAGAAAAGGAAACAAAAGATTCGACCGATATATCTATAGACAATTATAATATTGATGATGAAATTATTAAATATAGAAGAGAATTACAAAAAGTTTTAGACCTTTATCAAAAAAAATATACACCTGTAAGAGATATTGCAAGCTTTAATCTTGAATCTTTTAACATACAGAAGTATCCTAAAAATGGTGGTTATAAAACTTGGCATAATGAAAGAAGAAGCGTAGGAACTTCTAAAAGAGTATTAACTTTTATGACATATTTAAATGATATAGAAGATGGAGGTACAGAGTTTATGTATCAAAAATTAACTACTCCTGCAAAGAAAGGATTAACTTTAATTTGGCCTGTTGATTTTACACACATTCATAGAAGTCAAGTTTGTAACAAACAAAAAATAATAACTACAGGATGGTTTTACTTTTTATGAGTTTTAAAAAAAATAAATATACAATAATTAGAAAAGCTATTTCAGAGGATCTAGCTATATTTGTAGCAAATTACTTTGGTATACAAAAACAAGTTTACGATACTTGTTTAAGACAAAGATACATCTCCCCTTTTGAACAAATTTTAGGTTTTTATGAAAAAGAAGATGGTCAAATTCCTCATACTTATTCACAATATTCTAATATAGCTATGGAAACTTTATTACTAAAATGTCAACCAGTTATGGAAAAAACAACAGGACTAAAATTATATCCAGCATATACGTATGCAAGAATATATAAGAAAGGAGATATTCTTGAAAGGCATAAAGATAGATTTAGTTGTGAGATTTCTACTACTATGAATTTAGGGGGTGATGATTGGCCTATTTATTTAAACCCAAACCCAAAAGCAGGTAATGTATATGGGGATAAATATGGAGAACATGGTATACAAAAATATTCTCCGACAAAAGATAAAGGCATAAAAGTAAATTTAAAACCAGGAGATATGTTAGTGTACTCAGGTTGTGAGTTAGAACATTGGAGAGAAAAGTTTAAAGGTAAAGAATGTACACAGGTATTTTTACATTATAATAATCGTAAAACACCAGGTGCAAAAGACAATATATTCGATAAAAGACCTCATCTAGGTCTTCCTTCGTGGTTTAAGCGATGATATAATTCTTGGATGGAGGCAGGGCACCACCACATACCCCCTGTCTCCTTTTAAGGATTATATTATATGTTAGGTATTACAGCTTTATCACAATCACCAATATCTTCTTTAGGAGGAACTAGTGTCAACGTAGCCGTTACAGGTTCACAGTTAACAGGTTCTATCGGTGCTACAACTGTAACTGCAAATGCAAATATAGCCGTCACAGGTTTACAATTAACAGGGTCTTTAGGAAATTCTACTATTGATATAAACACTAATGTAAGTGTAACAGGTTCTCAGTTAACTGGTTCTGTTGGAAGTGTTATTTCTCAAATTGGGGCAGACGTATCAGTAACAGGATCCCAACTTACAATGTCTATGGGAGAAGAAGCTCTTGTAGGAAATGCAAACGTACCAGTAACAGGGTCACAATTAAGTCTATCACTTGGAACATACTCTGTAAGTGCTGATGGTAATGTAAGTGTTATTGTTACTGAACATGACATGGTTATGTCAACAAATGATGTAAGCATAACAGGTGATGCAAATGTAAGTGTTACAGGAAGTCAAGCTACATTCTCAATAGGATCTGTTACAGCTGCAATAAGCCAAGACATTGATGTTACAGGAAGTCAATTACAAACGTCAATTGGTTCTTCAACAACTACCGCAGATGCAAATGTAAGTGTAACTGGAAGTCAAATAACAGCAGCTTTAGGTGAAGAAACTATTGATATAAATACACCTGTAGATGTAACAGGATCTCAATTAACTACATCAATTGGAACTGTAGTAGCTGTTCCAGGAGTAGAGGTACAGGTTACAGGTATACAATTAACAGGTTCTATTAATAGTCCTCTTGTTACCGCTTGGTCTAATGTTGATCCAGACGTAACAAACACATGGACTGAAGTAAATAAAGCAGTTTCCAACTCATGGACGGAAGTAAATAAAGGAGTTTCTAACACTTGGACAGAAGTTGATAAGGCAGCTTAAAAAGTGTATAATACCAAATTATGGCATCAACATTTTCTTCAGATCTTAAACTAGAACTTATGGCTACCGGTGAGAATTCCGGTACATGGGGAACTAAAACAAATACAAATTTAGAACTTGTTCAACAAGCTATTGCAGGTTTTGAATCTATAACTTTATCTAGTGGTTCAACTACAGCTTTAGTAATGAGTAATGCATCAATTTCTACTGCTAGAAATATGGTAATTAAATTCGCAACAATTACACTTTCAGGGGCAACTACAGTCACAATACCAGACTCTATAGAAAAATTTTATATATTTGATTGCAGATTAATTACTAATCCAACAAACCTTACTATTAAAACAGCATCAGGAACTGGCTTTACATTAGATTCTTCAAAAATTTATGCAGCGTACGCTGATGGAACAAACTTAAATGAAGTATCATTGGATACTTTAGGTGGCACAATAGGAACATCTTCAATTGCTGATGATGCAATAACTAGCGCAAAAATTGCGGATGATGCAGTAGTAAGTGCAGCAATTGCTGACAATGCTGTTTTGACCGTTAACATTTCTAACGCAAATGTAACCACAGCCAAAATAGCGGACGATGCAGTGACGGCTGACAAACTACAAAGAAAATTTACAATAAGTACATCTTCCCCATCAGGAGGTAGTGATGGAGATATTTGGTTTAAATATTCAACATAGGAGTTTAGATGGCTAATACCTATGCTAAAGTATCAGGAACATTCCAAGAGATAGATAACGCATACGGCAAAGTATCAGGCGTTTGGAAAGAAGCAGACGAAATTTATGGTAAAGTTTCTGGAGTTTGGAAATTAGTTTTTAGTGCTTTTGAGGCAACTTCATATTCTACCTTATCATCTGGTTCAGGTACATTTACAGTTCCCGATCAAGCAAATGCAATTCACATACAATTTGCTGTAGGGGCTGGTGGAGGTGGTTTCCGTGGTGCTAGTTACGATAAAGCAGGAGGTGAATCTGCAGGAGCAGGAGGTGGATCAGGTGGATATGTTTCTGATAAAATTTTAACTGTTTCTAGTGGTGAAACAATATCTTATTCTATTGGATCGGGTGGTGCTGCTAACAATACTGCTTCTCAAAGATATAGCGGAAGTTCTTCTGCCGGTACTAATACAACACTATCTGGTTCAACAACAGGTAGTTTATTTACTCTAAATGGAGGAGGTGGAGCTTCATCATCTGGTGGAGGTGTGCAAGGGCCTTTAAGAAGTAACACTGCAGGTACTGCGGGTTCAAATACAATTTCTGGAGCTGCTGTGACATCTGGTAATTTTAGAGATAGTGATGGCGCAACAAAAGCTGTTACAACAAATACTTCGGGACCAACTGGAACATTCAACGACAATGGAAACGGTGCGGCTGGAGCTAATCCTGGAAACTGTGGTGGTGACAATTGTCAAATAGGTGGGGGAACTGGAGGAGCTTCTTATGATGGAAATGTATCTGGAGGTGCTGGATCTCCTCAAGGAGGATCAACTGGAGGAACTGCAGGTACAAGAGGATCTGGAGGTGGTGGAGGAGGTGCACAATACGGAACTGAAAACACAACTGCTGCAGGTGCTAACGGTGGTACTGGTGAAATTAAATATAGATTTTTGAGAGTAAATTAATATGGCTTTAACAAACGTAACTATTCGACCAGGAATAAATAAAGCAGATACCCCATCAGGAGCAGAGGGACAATGGATTGATGGAGATTTTGTTAGATTCAGATACGGACAACCAGAAAAAATAGGTGGTTATACTGCCATTGGTCAAGAAACAATTGCAGGACCAACACGTGCCCAACACACCTGGACAGATTTAGAAGGAAGAAGATACGCTGCACTTGGTACATCTAAAGCTTTATATATTTATTATGAGGACAAATTTTATGATGTAACACCTTTAGCTACAGCCGTAACAGGTGCAACTTTTACATCAACAAATGGATCAGATATTGTAACCGTAAATAAAACAAGTCATGCTCTTGAAGTCGGAGAATATATTACTTTTACATCTGTAACTGTACCAGGACAAGCCACTACGCTTAATGGTGATATAAATGATTCTGTTACCACTATTACACTTACAAGTTCAACTGGTTTTTCTTCAGCAGGTACTGTAAGAATTGGTGATGAACTAATTACATATACAGGAAAGTCTACAAACGATTTAACAGGTTGTACAAGAGGTACAAACAGTACTACTGCAGTATCTCATTCAAGTGGTGTAGCAGTAAGAGAAGCAACAGTGACAAGATACAACACAACAGATTTTACTAGTTTGACTTTTGAAGTATTATCTACAGCTACTAATTCATTTACTATTAAAATGTCTACTACTGAAACAGGAACAGGAATGTCTGCAGCAGGTGGAGCTTCAATAAATCCTTATGAAGAAATTGGTCCAACAATACAAACATACGGTTATGGTTGGGGTACAGGAACTTGGAGTAGGTTGACTTGGGGATCAGGAACTACTACTTCTTCTTTGATTCTAGATCCTGGATCATGGTCACTTGATAACTTTGGGGAGCAACTAATTGCTACTGTAAAAGATGGTAAAACATTTGTTTGGAATCCT